ACTTCCGCGCCCTCCAAATCCGGCTCGAAATCGCCGAGTACGGGATGAGCATGCCCTTAGACCGCGAGCGCGTGAAGGAACTGCGCGAGCAGGTCGAGCAGGCCCGCAAGGACGCAACCATGGACCTCTACTACGAAGCCGAAAACATCAACGCTCGGCTCAACCGCATGAACGAAACGGAATTGGCCAGCGCCGCCGCACATCGTCTGCAGGATCGGCTCGCCGAAATCCGCGAGTTGGACACCATGACATCGGATGGAATGGAACAGTCATGACCATTGAAGCCCAGCGCCTGTCTATGTCGGGCATGAAAACATCCGAGCAGATCAGCGAACTGGCCGCCGCCTTGGCCGCCGCGCAAGGTGCGATGCAGAACGCCGTCATGAACCGGATCAACCCGCACTTCAAATCAAAATATGCCGATTTGGCCGCTATCTTCGACGCCGCGCGCAAGCCGCTGTCCACCAATGGCCTCGCCATCGTGCAGACGATCGGCGACGGGGTGTTGCACACCCGGCTGCTGCATACGTCCGGCCAATGGATTGCCAGCGAGCACCCCCTGCCGATGTCCGGGCGACCGCAAGAAATCGGCTCCGCGCTAACCTATGCGCGCCGCTATTCGCTCTCTGCTCTGATTGGCATTGCCGCCGATGAAGACGACGATGCCAACGCCGCCAACCGATCTAATGGCAAGGACAAGACGGAAGAACTGCTCAATGCCGAGCAGATGGAATACGTGTGGGAGAAGGCGCGCGAATACTGCGACCCGGACGTGCAACAGGAGTGGATCGAATTGCTGGTCAAGACGCTCGGCCACGATAATCTCGCCGAGGTGCCGGCATCACTGTTTGACACGCTGCGGCAGAAAATCATTGCATGGCCGAAGTCGCCGGGCGCCGCAAAATGGAAAACGCAATGACGGTCGAGATCATCGACTGCGTCCAGGGTTCGCCGGAATGGTTCCAGGCCCGCCTCGGCATCCCGACCGCCTCCTGCTTTTCGCAGGTGCTGGCCAAGGGCGAGGGCAAGGTACGCGCAACCTACATGCGCCGCCTTGCCGGGGAGATCATTACCGGCCAGCCGGCCGAAACATTCAAATCGGAAGCGATGGAGCGCGGCAACCAGATGGAGGCCGAGGCCCGCGCTAATTATGTTTTTGGCTGGAACAATACCCGGCCGACGCTGGTGGGCTTCATGCGCCGCGCCTATGTCGGCTGCAGCCCCGACGCCCTGCTGGGTGATGACGGGGTGCTGGAACTCAAGACGCAAAAGCCCGAATTGCTGATTGCGACGCATGAGGCCGATCGATTTCCGCCCGAGCATGTGGCCCAGTGTCAGGGCGCATTGCTGGTTAGCGGCCGCCAGTGGGTAGACCTGTGCGTTTATTGGCCGGGGATGCCGATGTTCGTGCGCCGCGCCGAGCGCGATGAAAAATACATCGACATGCTGATGGACGAACTCGCCCGGTTCAACAACGAACTACAGGCGATGGTCGCGCGCGTGCGCGCCTACGGACAGAGGGCGGCGGCATGAAGGAAGCATCCGCAGAACAGATTGTGAGGTTTCTCATGGGCGGCGGCACGAAGGATACCATACCGGTCATCCGCAGCAGTTTGCGCAACGATCTGCTCGACCGCATCAAGGACAAGCACTTCGTCTGGTGGAACGACAGCATGGAGCTTTACCGCATGGCCGGCCTCAAGCCGTCCGCATTTGGCAACGACGTGCTGACCGTGCTGACGTTCCAGATTTGCTGGATGCTCAAGCACTATGAAATCGATCTGGATGTGTTCGTCAAAAGCCTGCGGGCGGCGATGACGGCATACGAGAAGACCGACGAATGACCGCGCCCCCGCCGATCTACTTCACATGGAACGGGGAGGCGATGGAGCCGATGGATAGGTTCTCACGGCTGGCCGAACAGTCGTTCACGTCAGGCCATTGCTACAAGATGATGGTGGTCGAGGAGGGTGAGCGCCGCTCGGGCGAGCAGAACAGCAAAATGTGGGCCATGCTCACCGAATTCAGCCAGCAGGTTATCCACGCCGGAAAGATGTACGAGCCTGAACGCTGGAAGGCCATCCTGCTGCACGCCTGGGGACAGGAGATCGAGTTCCTGCCGTCGCTCGATGGCAACGGCTTTATTCCGTATGGCAATCAATCATCAAAAATGAGCAAGCGCGATATGTCGAGCTTCCTGGAATTCATCGTCGCGGAAGGCACACAGCGCGGCGTCAAATTCGCCGACGACGTGGCCGACCATGCGCGTTGAATTCAGTGTGAAGGTTAGGAGTGATGCCTATGAACGAGCAGGGGGGAACTGTGAGCAGTGCGGATTGCCGATCGGGGGAGAACGGCCGGAATACCATCACCGAATTCCCTGGGAAATTTCCCGCGACAGTTCACTGTCGAATTGTGTTTGCCTGCACAAACGATGTCATCGAGAAATTACTCGATCAGATATCAAAGACATTGCAAAAGGCCGCCGCATCAGACGTAAGCGCAGCGGTATCGATAAGCCCGGAGGCTTTCAAACCAACCGCAACGGCCCGTACAAACGGCGGATGGATGGCGCCACTGAAAGGCGGCGATGAATGATCCCGCAATGGGCGCCGGCATTTGGCTGGGTGCTGTTCTGCATCGCCTGCGGCACGCTGCTGGCAATCGTGCTCCTCGCCTGTCAGATGCCGCTGCGATGACCGATATTGTCGAGCGGCTACGTCAGGTAAACCCTTGGATGAGTTTTTCGGTTCCCGATCCCGAAAGGGTGGAGGCCGCAGACGAGATCGAGCGACTGCGCGAACATATAGCGGCATTGCAATTAGTGGCCACCGCACATGAAGCGGAGGTTGCCCGCCTGGAATACCTCCTCGGCATCAGCGCGCCGGTTGAGGTTAAGCCATGAGCACCGCCAGCGAAACCATCAAGCGGCTGCGGGCCGAACTCGTCCGGCTGGCCCAGGCTAACATCAAACTGGAGCGAGCGTTAAAGGTTCTAATGCGTAGAGGAGGACAGACCGTGGTCCCAAAATATCCGTTCGTCGTGATGGTGTGGCGGCGCGTTGCCGGCACCAAGCTCGGCAACAGCCGCCGCGCCCTTGTCGTCATTGATATCAAACAGGGCGACCTTGCCGCCGTTCGCGACCAGGTGTCTGGCAACGGCGAAGCCCAGGCCCGATACGCCGCCGGTCACGACGGCGCGGATGTTGTTGAGCTGCATGAAGAATTCCTGCGGAAAAAAGCAATTTTACCGTAGGGTGCGCCTCGGCGCACCGGCTTTGATCGGTGTTCAGAGCGCAGAACGGTGCGCCAAGGCGCGCCCTACAGTTTGAGGAGGTAGAACGTGTCGCAGCCGCCGTGGCCAGTGTCGCCCATCGGCTGCGCGATGCGCTTGAAGCCATTGCGTTCGTAGAGTTTCTGGGCCGCGGTCATGCCGCACAGGGTTTCCAGATAGCACTGGTCAAAGCCCAGACTGCGCGCCGCGTCCAGGCACATCGACATCAACGCGTTGCCGGCGCCCTGGCCGCGCAATTCCGGCAGGAAATACATCTTGCGCAATTCACAGGTCTTGCCGTCGCCGCCGGCCAAGGGCGCGACACCGCCGCCGCCCTTGATCACGCCCTGTTGTTCGACGACGAAATAAGCCGATTGCGGCGTCGAATAAGCGCGGCTCATCCAGTCGACTTCCGGATCGTTGATCGCAAAGCCATCGCCGACCGCGCCGAACTCGGGCATCACGGTGCGAATGATCGAGGCGATCGCCTGATCGTCCTGGTATTCGATCGAGCGAATCGTGAATCCGCTCATGCCGGCAGCCTCGCAACCGAGACCTTGCTGTTGCTCGACCGTCCCAGCAGCGCCGATAACCAGCGTCCGGTTTCGATCAAACGGTCGAGATCGACGCCGGTTTTCATGCCCATGCCTTCCAACATGTAGACCACATCCTCGCTCGCGACATTGCCAGTCGCGCCGCGCGCATACGGGCAGCCGCCGGTGCCGGACACCGCGGAATCGACGACGCGCACGCCTTCG